ACCAGAAACAGCTGCAATATCACCAGTTATCTCTAATAGTTCGTTAAGTTCTTCAACATTCTCAGCTATGGTTAATAAAGAGGGTGAAGCACGTTCAATATCTTCCAGCGAAAAAGGTACTTTAGCTGCAAATTTGTTCATGGTCTCAAACGCTTTTGCAGCATCTTCAGTTGAACCTGTCAAGAATTTTAGCCTGACTTTAAGACTTTCAACTCCTGCAGCTGTTTTGATTATGGAAGTTAGAAGTGCACCTGCCCCTGCACCTGCAAGAGCTCCTTGCAATGAGAATATACTAGACTTAACACGTTTAGCTGCTGTACCTATACCAAGGATCGCACGTTTAGCCTTTGAAGCACCTGTTACAGCACCTCGTGGATCAACTTTAATTCCTAGTGTAGCTATGTTGTCAGTTGCCATTCTCTTCTTCCTTTATTGTAAAATAAGCTAACCACCCATTCCACTCTTCTACGCTTAAATCACCCACTTCTACTACTGTTTTATGAAGTCGATCCGCAAGCCTATACATAGTCATAAGCTCGGGATCGTCTCTTAGTTTCCCAGTTGTTCCTCTACACTAGGAGCGTTAGAGATTTCATTAACAATTCGAGTGATAACTGTAGGGTCTACTTTGTGCATCAGTTTAGGCTTATCTGATAGATCAAACAAAGCCTCACCATTTTTGTCAAGTGCCTTCAACATAAGTGTACGTGCCAAAAACTCTATATCATCCTCTCTGGCAAATTTAAGCAGTTTCTTCTTTTCAGCTAGAGTGAAAGGGGTACAGTATATAGTTGTATCCCATTCTTCCACCTCTATTTGTCTAACTCCAAAGGTTTCAAAGTGTTCTACCGCTTTATCAAGTACGCTCATTATGCTACCGTACCCCAAGTTACAGCACCGTTAAACTCAAAGCTGAAAGTTGTCTCAACCATACCTTCGCTTGTGCCTGACTTGCCTGTTTCTGTGACAATCGCAGAACCTGTGGCATAAGTATCGCCTGAAGTTGCACCCTCTGGATAAAGGTTTAATGTAACCTCTGCTCCAACAGTCATAGCACCTTGACCGCTTGTGTCTGTTTCATCCCAATACGCTGTTAGTGAGCCGTTTGCGCTGGTTAAACCTGCTTTCTTAGTTCTTGCAGTATCGCCCATTGTTGTGTCATCAATAGTCTCTGCTGATTCTGCGATATTCCAATCACGAACCTCTGCTACTGTATTTGATCCAACTTTTACAACACCCTCACTTCCTGTATGATTACTCATCTTCATTTACCTCTTTAGTTTTAGTGGATTTTGCAGGAGCTTCTAGCCAACCTGCACTTTTCATTTCATCTACTTTGCTGGGATGCGCCTTTACAGGATCACCCCCATTAGGTGGATATAATAAATTCTCTCTCATTCGTCTCTCCAAAATGGAATAGTAAGGTTCATTTGATGCCACTCATTACTAATTCCTGCGTTTGTTAAGCTCGCATTTCTGCAAACTACATCATCAAACTTCTGATCCTCAAATAAAGTAGCCAATGTATCAGCGTACCCTCTCAAAACACCCGAACCTTGATTTTTTGGTGCGAACATCTGAATAATAATTACTCCTGTATGTCGCTTTTTACTCTCTAGTACTCGATAACCTGAATCACCGTTTACTATATTTAATCTTATCCAAGCCGCATTATCTGGCGCACTAAATGCTACATTATCATAAGCTATCGCTGTAGTAGCCCATCCTGCGCTTAGCCTACCCTCAATACTCGCTCTTTCAGCCTCGAATGACATCTCTTATCCCTGCTTCAACTTCATTCAATGTTACTGCAAGCATTCCGCTAGGTGCTTGGTCACTATGTCCATTCTCTAAAGCGTTGATATATGGGAGGTTATTAGTTATGAAGATAACTTTCTCTCCATCGCCTTTCTTTAACCTTGCTCTCTTAGCTCTTGTTGCTTTATTATTCACGCTCAAATCTGGTGAACCCATACTGACATTCCAATTGCCTCTGGCTCTACCTGTATCAACAGGTGTCTTTACAGTAACTTTCTCGTAAATATCTAAAGCTACTTTACGCACCACTAAATCTAACTTAACGCCTGTCTTATCAGCGAAGCGTTGTAAATCTGCGTTAAAACTAACTGTTGACACGAAGCTGTATCTCCCAAGTTGCATCTGCTGGATCACTTTTTACATTAATTACGCCCCAATCTTTGCTACTGTGAGTAACTAGATCGTTTGTATCTGGTGATCCACTTAAATCCTCTTGCAAGAATGTTGCTTTCATATCTGTCGACATAATATGTATGCCGTCCACTTGTCGCTCTGTATAGCTCTCTAACAGGACTTTAATTGTAGTGCTAGTCTCGCTAACCGTAACCGCTCCTGTGGCTGTATTGTAGCCGCTGGAAGCTGTGGACTTGAATATAACACTGGTCCACAAATCTTCTGTAGCAGTTTTTGCTACCTTAGCTACAGCCTGAATTGTAGACTTTAATCCCATTAAGTTCTAACTACCGTTGCTGTCCCAAATTTCGCTCTAGCATTGATTGTACCCCAGCCTCTTAGCATCTCTTGAACAATAGTCGGCAGAACATCTGCTGTATCTGACTTATCAAATGTCACACTAATAGAGCCAACACCAACACTTGTTACGCCTTTACCGTCTGCGTTAGCTCCTAAGTCACCATCTTTCTTGATGTGTCTTGCAAGTTCTGCTGTAGCGTTCTTTATAGCAATTGGAACTGTAGCAACATCTACACTCTCGCTATCAAGTGTTAGCCATCCTGATCTTGGCACTCTCAATAATTGAGTGGTGGTTTCTTTATTACCGCTCCAAGATACACGCTCATCAAGCCATCTGGTTGCTACTTTGATACAGTTTTCTTTTTCTGTGTCAGTGCCTGTCCAATCTGCCGTTGCTGGATGCATAACATTATATGCGTCAGCCTCTGCTACTGTACAGTAAGCATCTGCGCTAGAACTACCTGCTGTAGCATCAAGAGCCATTATTTATACCCTGCATCCTTGAACTTTTCAACATTGTTCAAATGAACATTAGCCTTTAAGCCGTCTGACTTTCGTATCATAACGACAAACTCTACTTTTTTTGGTGCTGTCTTTTTAACAGCTTTTTTAGCTCTTTCCGTAGGCATCTTATTTTCCATAATTAGGGGGGTGGTCATAACCCCACCCCGTTTTTGATATGATTAACCCATCAAGATAGCAATGTTATCTGATTTCCACGCCTTAGTTCCCCAAGTAGCGGCAACCTCGATCATCTGTTTGCGATAACCTTTGTAAACACGAATCTCAAATACTAGACCTGAATGTGGATCAACAACTAGCATAGCATCATCAGCTGAATCTCCACCGTTTGGAACAGCAGGTGCTCTCATTCCTAATTCGATAGCGTTTTGATTAAACATTACGTTACCTGTGTAACTAGCACCAGTAGCGATAGTCTCATCATTAGCAATAATTGAACGCGCACCATTTTCGTTTAATACAAGTGAAGCACTAGTAGTCTGATTGTTAACAACATAGTTGTCAGAAGAACCACTAAATGAAACAACATCACCTGCGGCACAATCAGTAGTCTGAGTACCATCTACAGCGATAGCAGTATCACCAACTGCCACAGCACCATTAACAACGTGGTCATCAGAACCAACAGTAGTATGAGAAACAACTTGAGCAGACTCTTTAAGCATTACGCCAGATAGGTCAAGTAAAGTACCTTGACGTAACATAACATCTGAACCAGCAGTATTAACTTGATTCAATGAAGCAAGGTTACGAAGATTAGTACCAGCCAAAGTGTTCATTACTAAAGACACACGACCATCACCAGTAATACCACCATTGTCAGCAATAATTTGTCTTGCCTGTGCAATAGTATTGAAGTTTGAAGCGAATGGAGTAGTTCCTGCTGTACCAACTGCACGAGATGCACCTTGATAAGCCGCTGTTGCTAGGTCTGACTCAATAGCATTAGAGAGAGTACGCATAGCCTGTGCAATCTGGTCGCCATAAACAGTTTCATAACCTGAACCATTGTTTAGATGTTTAACATCTTCGCCAGTCATTGGAATCTGAACTGCTTTAGCAGAACTCAAAGTCATTGTTGAGCTAGTGATAGTCTGATCGTCACCCTGTGGGATAGTCATTGATTCAGTAATATCATTTGCTGTTGCTGATGCTGTTACGAATGAGCGAATAGTGTCGCCTTTAGCCGCACGCTCTGAACCTGCATTGATTGTTACTGACGGAATGAATCCTACAAGCTCACGACCTACTGTATCAGCCGCCTTATAGATATCACCAGCGAGGTTTGTTAATGTATTTGCCATTTTATTAGTCCTTAAAAAATTAAAAAATTTGTGAGGACTATAAAAAGTGCCTCATAACCTGTAAAAAATATACTTAGCTCTGCTAAATAAGGTTATGTAACACTGTTACATAATACATTTATACCACATCTTAAAATAATGTCAAGTTCTTTTACTCAATTACTTTTCCACCGCTTTTCGCAAAGTCTGATCTCTGCGATTGACCCATATTATCAAACTGCTCTCTAGTAACAGTCTTATCACCACCTCCACCGCCTCTATTGCCGTGCTGTGATCCACTACCGTTAGATGGGGTAAACAAGTGTGGAGCTGAACCTGTCAATCCTTTAACCCAGCTCTCTACACTCATCGGCTCTGTTGCGCCAGCTTCGTAGATTACATTTCCATCACCGTCCATAGGTGTAGCTTGACCATCTTTCAGTTTAAATACTGTTTTAGCTCGCAAAATAATATCATCCATTGCGGTTGGTGCTACTCCTTGCTTAGATGAATGATCTCTGACTGTAGCATCAATCATAAGCCCCTCTAACTGCCTCTGATAAGTATTGTTTTGCTCTTGTAGTGATTGGTATGCCTTTGCATTGTCTGCCTGTATGCGCTTTGTACGCTCCTCTACCAATTCATCTATTTTCCCATCATCAATTAGTTTCTTATCTTTTTGATCTAACTGTTTCTGCATCATATCTGCATATTGATCTAGATCAACATTTTTAAACTTATTAGTAAGATCGTCCATATCTTTCATTAGGGTAACATTGTTACCTCTAAACTCGTCTAGCTTACCTTTTAGCTCGTTATACTGCTCTGCTGTATATGTATTCTCATCGCTCATTTTTGATCTCCGATCAGGTTAAAAAATTAAGTTCCCAGCTAAAAAATCAGTCCTTTCTTTTCTTGTCAACATTTCCAGCTCGTCATAAGGTGCAACGCCTCTAGCAATCGCATCTTTTACCCCTTTATCTATCACATCTGGTCTATCCCAATTTATCCCAATAACTCTTGGCTCAACGCCAAAAACTTCCGAATGCTTCTTATTTACCCCTATGTTTAAGATTAACTCGCTTTACGACCTTCTGTTTTACGACCTTCTCCCCGAACTTCCTTCTTAAAACTTCCAAACTAATCTCATTGCCTGTTTGATCTACCATATCAGTAAACCCTAGCTTGCCTTTCTGCCACAAATCCCACTTACCTTTGCCCAATACATCTTTTTGGAACGCTGTAGGTTTTTCCTTTAGCCATTCCTCATAATTCTTTTTAGCTGATACTTGCCCATCCATTGATGCTCTTGTGCTTTTTGGTATCTCTTTGAACTTGCCTTTAGCTCCCAGCTCCTCCCAACTTTTAAGCACGGGTACTTGTGTTGATCTGCAATTCCAATGGGCTGTAGCTCCCACGAACTGTATTGAATGTCCTACAGGCTTTCGCTCGTTATCCCACTCTTTACCGTCAAGAGTTCGGCATATTGATGATGTTCTGTTATCAAGCGTAGATACCCATTCAATACCTTTTACTATGTCGTCATTATTCTTATAGGTTTGCAGTCTAGCCTCATTAGCTATTACTTGTACGCTTGTCCTTACTAAAGCCTCTGCGCCTCTGCGCTTGCCGTGCATAAAGCCATCTTTATACTTATTAGCTCTCGTTCCTCTAATATTGCGTACTATTTGAGCGGTTGTTTCACCCCTTAACATCCCTTGCCTTATCGTGTCTTTGAACTTTATCTCCATATCGCCAGCCTGTCTACTCCACCATTCAGAGCTAGGCGCACCCTCAATTAGTGCGTTCTTTGCTATAGATTCCAGCATCTCTTTACTTATACCTGTAGATAATGTGCTGGCTTTGATAGCCGTATTAATGCTGGAGACTGCTTGCCGCTCTGCAATACCTGCTAATTTTGCTAGGTTATTATCTTCTGCCTTGTCGATATTCTCATAGGCTGTTCTTATCGTGCCTTTAGTTTGCTTTAATAGCGCACCTAATCGTCTTCTTTGGGTTGATGTTCTAGTGATCTCATCAAGAGATACAGCTTCAAGTTCCTTTATCAGGGACTTCTCCAGCTTCCATAGCTCTCGCAATACCTCTTTACGCAATCCAGCATCAACTCTTAATAGGTCTACGCTATGACCTGTTATTTCATCAAGTATCTTGTCGTTTACGCTACTCACCTGTAGTCTGTAACTCTATCATTGCCTTTTCATCCTCAATAGATACACCCTCTGGCAGAACTTCCCCACGCTTCATATTGTAGAGGAATGTATCGTGAGATATTGAGCCTGTTTGCCAAGCTTGCATTAGCGCAGTCATATCTTGATTATTGATTTTAGTGTCTGCAAAATCAGTATTTAATTTAATGCTGATCTCTCCCTCTCCGTTCCACTCGCTCATCTGATTAACCGCATTATTA